AGCCCCTTTCGGGGCTTCTTACTTAGCGCGCCATCCGGTGCGTTACTCATTTGGAGATTCTTCATGAGCAATGCATTTGATGGGTTACAAATTGATCTCGATAGCTTACTGTTTCTTCAAGAGTTGCGTGCAACTCACGAAGATACAGCTAAGGCTATCTTTCAAATTGTTATAGATATTGCACCTTACATTCGTAAGAATGGATATCGACCGCTATTGTCGCATATTGATTCAGTTTTATGGACCCATAAATATACATCTCTCGTTGAAAATCGAGCGATGGATATTATACTTCAAATGTGTAATCATTATTGGACGACTCACTACCGCTCTGCGGCAGTGAGAGATCGAATTTCTGATTATATTATGGATATAATGGGCCATGGTCGGTCGGTCACCCAAGGTTGGGAGCCGATACCGTACAAGTTTAATAAACTTTTCTGAATTAACTTAGCGACCTTCTTTCTCTTTAAATGGTAATCATCATGCCAATTCCTACATACCCTAACCGACATCTTTATAGTTATACTTTAAAGAGGTTGTCCGAATCTTATCCAGCTCAGAATGGTACCTTCGTTTACACGAACGCAGTTCTCTTGAACTCGTCTCGTGATCCGGGGCCCAATTTTGTTGATTGGAAAGATAGGATTCGCCGTAAGCAGACAGCCACAACTTCATTCAGTGCTCGTAAAGTACTGTTTGAAAAAGTTGCTCCTGCTTATGTCTTAGTTGAGGATGTGGAAAAGGTTGGGAATGGTCCCAGCTTTAAAAACCGCTACGAGCTAACAGGATTTTACCCCTCTTTTGGAGTGGATGGTCTTGTTAATTCGACGATGATTACCGAAGCGTCAAACCAGGCTCTGATGCGTCTCAATTCAAGTATTTCCGAGGCTCGTTCGTCTTTTAAAGGACTAACTGCTCTTGGAGAATTACGTGAAGCAATTCGCATGATTCGCCGCCCTGCTGCTGCTCTTCGAGATGGATTCAATGACTATTTTCGTCTTCTTAAGAATAGAAGACATCACTATAGTCCTGGATCGCGTCGCGAACAGAAGTGGCTAAGCGGTACTTACTTGGAAGCGACCTTTGGTTGGCAGCCCTTAATTGCTGATACTCAAAATGCCGCTATTGCTGCTTCCCGAATTATCAATGATAATTTTGGTTACAACAATGTAGACATTCGCGGTGTCGGCGTTAATGAACGTGACTTTGGACTTTCAGCTGAATTTTCCAATAATTTGGATATCTTCGGCCGTAATTCCTACGCGTATAAGCAACAAAAGTTTGCTCGGGCTATTGTAGTCTATGATGGTGAATTGCTGCTTCGATCTGATCCTATAGATCGAACTTCAGCAGTTTCCCAACTAGGCTTCGAGTTCCGAGAATTCATACCAACCGTTTGGAATCTTCTTCCTTGGTCGTTTGTTGTAGATTACTTCACTAACGTGGGTGATCTCATGGAGGCACTTTGTAATGTTGGTGTACAACCTGCTTGGCTTCGCAAGACCGTAGTTCAAGAGTCCTATTGTAGGGCTGTTGCTCCTCGTCTTGTTCAGACTGGCTATGGTGGTGCATTCAAACTTACAAATACTGTTTTCTCACCTGGCACATTCGTGGCTAATGATAAGCAGATAGGTCGCAGCGATGCGACTTATTCAAACTTAATTCCCACATTTCGCATTGAGATCCCGGGTATGGGCCGTAAATGGCTCAACCTTGGTGCTCTTATGTCTAATCAGGGAAAATCATTATACACACTTTAACTTAACGGAGACTTTCATGTCAATCTCTATTTCCAATATTACCGGCGGTGCTCAGACAGGTTTTACAACCCCTGGGTATACGGTTACGCCAGATGTGGCACCCGATACCAATGGTAAACAAGTCGCTGTGACAGCGCTCTCTGGCACCCAAGCGGGTGTCCGAACGCATTCTGTCTCAGATCCCTTTACCATTACTTATACTCGCCCAAAAGCTATGAAAGTAGCTCCACAGGCGAATCCCCTTACGGGGAAGTATGGTTCTGTACCCGAGAATGAGTATGTTCTACTCATTCGCAAAGGTGTGAATATTGCCGCTAATACGACTCCGTACATTGCAGTAAAGCGTTGTTCAACACGCATTCCTGCAGGTGCTGATGCGTATGACGCGTCCAATATTCGGGCTCTTGAGTCAGCATTCGTCGGAGTTTGTAATCAACAGTCGGCTGGCGCAGGAGATATGTTCTGTACTGGCATCATTTAAGATGCTCCGTACAATCCATAGCTCATTTGCCATCGGCTTCCTCCGCAAGGAGGGATTCAAACTTTCAGTGAGGCTTATATGTCAATCCGACTTGATGCTCTTTACTGTGCTCTTGACTCTGATTTGGGCCCGGTTACAGAAACTTCTTTCTGGCCGGGTATGTCTACGAAAGACGCCGCGAAGGTATCCTTGAGGAAAGCTCTGACCAAGAAATTGGTTAGCACTACCTCTCCTGATGCTGATTCGTTGGCTATCTCTAAATTCACATCTTCAAATAATAGATGTGCGTCGTGGACTTTGCAATTGACTGATTCCTGGGACGAAGTCCTATGGGGCGAATTTAAAAATTCAATCCATCGGTTTTTCCATCGAGAATCAACCTATCCAATCTGGGACCACCCTTACGACATGTTAAAACATGCCCGGGTGGGTCCAGGTTCGGCTATAGGGGCCCGCGGAGGCGACTTTTATTCAAAGTGCTTCTCAAGCCCCTTAACTGCAACCAATTCCAGTTTGTACTTTTGGTACAATCGTTATATTTTTAACTTTCCAGAATGGTCAAGTGCGGAAATAATCCGCCGAGAAAATTTTGGTGAAGTTGTTATAACGTCAAGCAGTCGAACAAGCTGTGTTCCGAAAACGAATGTTATTTCTCGAACTATCTGTGTTGAACCATCACTAAATATGATGTATCAACTTGGATTAGCTGAGATTTTAAAAGAAAGGTTGCGCGATCAATTCGGAATTGATCTTACTAAGCAACCGTTTCACAACCGCGAATTAGCACGTAAGGGCTCTTTATTTGATAGTTTCTCAACTATCGATTTGGAGTCTGCGTCTGATTCAATATCCTTGTATTTTTTGGAAGAGGTGGCGCCAAGCTGGGTCGTTAAAGATCTAAAGTGGCTCCGTTCTCCCCAAACGAGGATTGGTAATAACATTGTGGACCTGTTTATGGTATCGTCTCAAGGGAATGGTTTTAACACCGTCCTCCAGACTCTACTATTTACTTATGATTGATGCGTGTTATAGAGCAAGGTCTCTTAAAAAAGAGAGGCCTGATACTTGTGCACCTGGTAATTATGGCGTTTTCGGAGACGATATTATCGTGCAGACATCGTCTGCATCCGATATGTTTCGTCTTCTGAGATTGTCAGGTTTTACCGTCAATCAATCCAAGACCTTTGTCAAAGGTCCGTTCCGCGAATCGTGTGGCGCCGACTTCCATGAAGGCGTTAACATAAGGGGCGTGTATCTAAAGAACTTAGATACTGCCCCACTTCGGTATGCTGCTATAAATCAACTTAATCTGTTCTCGACAAGAACAGGTATTCCTACAAAGGCCCTCTCCAGGTTATTGACACAGTCTGTCAAATGGAGAGCTGTTCCTCGGTGGGAAAACGACGATGCTGGGATCAAAGTCCCTCTTTCTCTTGTCCATCCTAAAACTGATAAGAACGGTTCCTTTATTTATAAAGGTCTTGTTCCAATTGGTCTACGGATTCGCATCGGAACGAAGGAAATCTTTTCTCCTCGTCGTAAGCTGATTTATAATGCAAGCGGTCTTTTGATCGCTTATTTAGCAGGTACGATTCAGTCCTGTGAGATAGGAGTCAGGCATGACTCAGTTTCTTACAGACAGCGGCTGAGAGTAGCCCCCTCGTGGGACTCTACTCCTTGTTCCCATCCTTTAGAAGGATGGTTTAATTGGCAGCGGTGGGAAACCGCTGTTTGGTTTAACCTCCTAGGTTAACCAAATCCCAGGGGTGAGATGCCCCTCCTAAG